ATTGAAAACCATTTGCAACAATTTTATTAAAAAAATCGACATTATAATATTTGGTTGTCATTTTGTTTGGTTAATATAATAACAGAATAATATTTATATTATTTATTAATATAAATATATCACCGTATTAGTTTATATCTAAAATGAATGAAACGCATATTATAGAAAATATAACAGATACACCAGATATTAAAGAAATCACGGAAATTACAGATTGGGAATCACTAAATTTAACAGACGATTTATTGCGCGGAATTTATCGATATGGATTCGAAAAACCAACACCAATTCAATCCACTTCTATTTTACCGATAATTGAAAACAAAGATGTAATTGCACAAGCCCGTTCAGGAACTGGTAAAACCGGTTCTTTTACTATTGGTTCATTGCAAAAAATCGATATTTCTAAAAAAACGACTCAAGTATTGATACTTGCTCCTACACATGAATTGGTAAAACAGATCAGTACTGTAGTATCCAATCTAGGAAATGCAATGGAAGGATTATTAGTAAAAACATTGGTAGGCGGAACATCAGTTATGGACGATTCATTGGAATTGAGAAACAATCCACCACATGTAATTGTAGGTACTCCAGGTAGAGTGTATGATATGATACGTCGTAAAAATATTCGCATGAATACTATAAAGCTATTTGTATTAGATGAAGCCGATGAAATGTTATCAAAAGGCTTTAAAGAACAAATATATGAAATATTTAAAAATTTTAATGAAGAAATTCAAGTCGCAATTTTTAGTGCTACTATGCCAGAAGACGTATTAACCTTAACAAATAAATTCATGAGAGATCCTGTGAAGATTATATTAAAACCAGAAGAGTTAACTCTGGAATGCATCCAACAATATTTTGTAGCATTGCCTAGCGATAATGATAAATTTGAAACATTGAAAGATTTGTTCTCATTTTTAGAGATTTCTCAATGTATAATTTATGTTAATACTATCAAACGTGTGAATGACTTGTATGAAGCCATGAAAAAGGAAGGATTTCCAGTTTGTTATATTCATAGTTCTATGGATAAGTCAGAACGAGATAAAACATTTCAACAATTTCGAACGGGGTCATCTCGAGTCTTGATCTCGTCTGGTATAACAGCAAGAGGTATTGATGTACAACAAGTAAGTGTGGTCATCAATTTCGATATTACACGCGATGTTCATACTTATTTACACGCAATTGGTAGATCCGGTCGATACGGTAGAAAAGGTTTAGCTATTAATTTTGTAACAAGACACGATTTGGATCAAATGCGTAAAATAGAACGTCATTATGGTATTTCAATCAAAGAATTGCCGAAAGATGTAAGGAGTTTAATATAATATACAATTCGTTCATAATGGATATATTAAATATAAAAAAAATGTAAAATGTTCTCCATCAATATGAATAATATTTTACAAGCAAAGATTTTTACTCAAACTCCAACTAATATGGAAAAAGATACAAGTAAAAAATCAATTTATTCTGAGTTTAATTTACCGATAACATATTTAGATGATAACTATAAACATGCATTATCTGAAGTAGTAAGTTCTGATTTAGAATTGAAATCGACAGATGCTACTATGTACGAACATTTGTTAAAACCAAAACACAAATTTGCTACAGATATGATATCAAATTGGAATAAAGAATTTACTACAAATATTGGATTTTTGAACGATTCACAAAAAGTTCTCAAAAATATGCCAAATTATTTGGATAATATGCGTAAATCAAAGATGGACGAATTAAACTATAAAGTGGACTGCGATCATATTATGCAAATATGGAAAGATACAAAAGAAGATCCGAATTTCCTAGAAAAATATTCTTATATGGATTGGGATATGTTTAAACATTTGAATCATTCTCCTACCTTTTTACAATCGTTAAGTATTATCAACATGACTTCTCCATTGTTAAGTTTTATCATTCCATTTATTTTTTTAATTTTTCCATTTGTTTTATTAAAAATACAGCGTATTCCTATTACATTTTCGGTTTATCTGAAAGTTCTCAGAGACATTGCCAAACATCATTTTATAGGAAAAACAATTGCAAATATTCAATCGTTAAGTTGGGATAAACTAATCTACGTTTTATTTACAGCAGGATTGTACTTTTTACAAATCTATCAAAACATAAATCAATGTATTCGATTCTATACAAATATAAATAAGATCAATGCACATTTATGTCATATTCGTGATTATTTAAAATATTCTATTGCAAGTATGGAGAACTTTGTATCTATAAATGAACATATTCCACATTACAACGAATTTTGTAAAAAAACGCGAGAACATTCTACGAAATTATCTTATTTATACAAAGAAGTGGAAAATATTAAACCGTTTAAACCAGGGTTCTCCAAAATAGTTGAGATAGGATATTTATTGAAATGTTTTTATCAATTGCATTCGAACATGGAATATGAAAATAGTTTAAAATATTCATTTGGATTCGAAGGATTTATTAACAATTTAACTGGAATTCACGAGAACATGGTATCTGGATCCATTTCGTATGCGACATTTGATACCAGTAGTAAAACTAAATTTAAACAACAATACTATCCTCCATATGTAGGAAAAGACCACGTTAAGAATGACTGTGATTTGTCCATGAATATGGTTATTACAGGACCAAATGCGTCTGGTAAAACGACTGCATTAAAAACCACCACATTGAATATCATATTTTCACAGCAATTTGGATGTGGATTTTATACTTCATGTGTTCTCAATCCATATACACATATTCATTCGTATTTGAACATTCCTGATACTTCTGGACGGGATAGTCTATTCCAAGCAGAATCAAGACGATGCAAAGAAATTATTGATATTATTAATGTTGAAAATGGAGAACATACACAAAGTAGGCATTTCTGTATTTTCGATGAATTGTATTCGGGTACAAATCCAACTGAAGCTACTAAATCTGCATATGCATTTTTATTGTATTTATCTAAGCGAGAGAATGTTGATTTTATTTTAACAACACATTATGTATCTATATGTAAAAAATTAAAACGTTCTAATAAAATTCAGAATTATAAAATGATGATTGATTTAAGCGGTGGTACGAATAACGTTAAATATACATATAAAATGAAAAAAGGTATATCCAAAATCCAAGGTGCTATTTTAATTTTAGAAGAAATGAATTATCCAAAAGAAATAATTAACGAAATTCGTTATTATGGTGGATGAACTACATAAATAGAAATATATATATTTATGTATAGTAGTAATATGGTTCGTTCCAAAATAAACCCAAAAATTATTTACGAAGATACAAAAAAAATCAATCCAGATGATTATAAAATGATAGCTACATCATATGATATTGTATTTAATAAATTGAATCCAAATAAAACAGTATCTGTAGCTTTTGGAAAAGAAAGAAAGGATTTTATCCATTTGGGTGTTATTTATTTCCCAATGTATTTAGTTGTAGATAATAGTACGAAAACGCAAATTGGAGTGTTTGAAATACCAATGGAAAAAATAAATGAGATAAAAGATTCGGATGATGATATTGATGCAGAAAAAATCAAAGACGTTTTGTTGTATGAATTTGTATCGGATTCGTATTTGAATAGTTTTACCGAAAGTAAAGATTTAAATTTAGGTATAATTGATTTGGATGATATCACAGATAAGCCCGAATCAGAATCCGAATCAAAATCCGAATCAAAACCAAAATCAAAATCAAAATCAAAATCAAATGATGACGATGAAGATGATGATATTTTTAAAGTTAAAATAAATGATAAAGAGGTTGAACCTATTAAAAAAATTAATCCTAATTCTATTTTTATAATTGATACAAATCTGAATCAACCTCCTATTCTAAATGAAGAGAGCGAAGATGATCTTAAAAATGAAGATGAGATTGAAAGTATAGACGAAAAAACGTTTTCAAATAAATGGATTCAACAATTTATGAAAAATAAACATTATAAAATTCAGGATAATGAAGGAAGTGGTGATTGTCTTTTTGCAGTTATACGTGATGCATTTGAACAAATTGGACATAGAACAACTGTTCAAAAAATGCGAGATTTATTATCTCAAGAAGCTACAGATGATATATTTCAAGAATATAGGTCGGTTTATTTGGCTATTGAAAACGAAATTGTAGAAAATACAAAGAAAATAGAGAATTATAATAAAGTACTAAAAGAATTAAAAAAACGTGTCGAAAAAACGATTGACAAAACAGAACATGAGACCATGATAAAAGAAGGTAAAGATATAAAAAGTCAAATCAAAAAATTAAAAGAAGAAAATAGGGAAAATACTCAATTTGTAAATTATTATTTTGGTTTTATGAAGAATTTGGATTCATTGGATAAATTTAAAAGTTTTATAAAAACATCCAGTTATTGGGCAGATACATGGGCGATATCGACATTGGAACGTTTATTAAATATAAAATTAGTTATATTTTCCGAAGAAGCTTACAAAGAAGGTTCAAACGATAATGTTCTCAATTGTGGAGAAATAAATAAACAAATACAAGATAAAGGCGCATTTAGTCCAAATTATTATATATTAACCTCATATAGTGGTCAACATTATCGATTGATTACGTATAAAGGTAAGAAAATATTAACATACAGCGAACTTCCTTATGGTGTTAAAATGCTTGTAATTAATAAATGTATGGAAGTGAATTCAGGAATATATTATTTAATTCAAGATTTTAGAAATCTAAAAGATAAAATGGGAATACCAATTGACAAAGGTTCTCCGATAACAAATAAACAAGACGATTACGAATCGTTATCAAATGTAGAACTATATGATCCGAATATAGTATTCATGTTTTATAACAAATCTCAAAATAAACCGCTACCAGGAAACGGTTCTGGGGAAAAAATATCAAAGGATAAACTTATATTGTTCAAAGAATTAAATAAGATAAAAGATTGGCGTAAAAAATTAGACGATGAATGGAATGCACCTTTCGTAATTGACAACCATAGATGGCTTTCTATAGAACATTACTATCAAGGGTCTAAATTCAGAAAAGGGTTTCCTGATTTTTATTTACAATTTTCATTAGATAGTGAAAGTGATATATCAAAAGATGTATCCTTGGCAAAAAAAGCTGGTAGTAAAAAACCAGAAGATACAAGAGAAAAAAATATAACAATCGACCCCGATTTTTATGGAGAACGTAATTTGGAAGAACACGAATTAGCAATGCGTTCAAAATATGAACAGAATTTAGATTTAAAAGAATTATTAATGGCTACTTATCCCGCGAAACTATTAAACTTTATGAGAGGTAAGGAACCCGAAGTATGTACATCGTTGATGAAACTACGAAAAGAATTTATTGATAATAGAAATTGAAACTGAATAGAAAAATAATATATATACAATGTAATAAGGTTATATATATATATATATTATGAAATTAAAACCAGTATCAGAACAATTACAAACATTCATAAAAAATAATTTTAAAAACACTATTTCAGATATACCTCGGTTGTCCGATGTTTCGCGCGATTTTTTAAAATTAATATACAGTGAGATGCATAACGCAGATTTAGCATTAGGTACTACATTTAATCCGCGGGAAATTGCATATGAAAATAGTAGCAGTACCATGTTGATAAAAGCAATACCGCCATTAATATATGATGCATTTATTCAAAAATGTACAGTAAAAAGATCATATGTTTTTTATACATCAAAAAGAATGATTACAGTACACTTTGCGTTTCCTTGTAATAGTACAATAACCGATACTTACTTGCGAAATTGTATGAAAAGAATGTTCATGTGGTTATTTATTGCTGAAAAATTCGCGATATCGACGTGTTCAAAAACAATTGATATTTATATGTATATGACTGATTTTGAGAAGAAATTACCCACGGATAGCACAGCAATTGGCGGTGTTCATGTAAATACTGCTTTCACTACTCCTTGTAAAGGTTCAACCGAAATACATATTTTTAGACGAGAAGAATGGTTTAAAGTTTTCATTCATGAAACATTTCATAATCTAGGATTGGATTTTTCAAGTATGAATGAGAACATATCAATCAATGAGATATATAATATTTTTCCAATAAAATTGGATACAAGATTGTGTGAAACATATTGTGAAACATGGGCTGAAATAGTTAATTTACAATTTATAACTTATTTTGGAACAAAATTAAAAAATGATTATTCGAAAATGGTAGTTAAATTAGAGAACATGTTAAAAATAGAAAGTCTATTTTCTTTATTCCAATCAGCAAAGGTATTATATTATTACGGTATGAAATACAATGATTTGTATGATTCGAATTCAATATCAAAAGAAAAACGGAGACAATATCGTGAAGATACAAATGTTCTTTGTTATTATATAATAAAATCGATATTAATTTATAACTCGAACGATTTTATAGAATGGACTATACAAAATAACCGCAATTCTTTGGAATTTCGGAAAACAAATTCGAATGTAGAAAATTACTGTAGATTAATTAAGAATTTATATAAAAACACATCATATTTGAAAACTATGAAAACTATGGAAGATTGGTTTTTTGTTAATAGAAATTATAAGAGTTTAGAATTTCAAAATTTACGTATGTCCCTATACGAACTGGATGATAAGTAAAAATTGAAATTATATTATGATATTATTATATATAACATAATATAAATTAAATTATAAAAATAATTAAACAATGGGGATTCATAATTTAAATCGGTTTCTATTAAATAACTGCACACATGAGTCTATAAATAAAAAACACATGAAATTTCTATCAGGCAAAACTATTGTAGTAGATACGAGTATTTATTTGTATAAGTTTACTGCGAATAATTTGCTAATTGAAAATATGTACTTATTAATTACAATTTTTAAATATTATAATATAACCCCTATATTTGTATTTGATGGCAAACCACCCGATGAAAAGAAACAAATAATAAAAAAGAGATTAATTGACAAAATAATTGCTGAAAAAAAATATAACGAATTAAAAGATAAAATAAATAAGATTGAATGTGTAAAAGATAAAAAAGAATTAGAAATTGAAATCGATTCATTGAAAAAACAATTTATTCGAATAAAAGATTCGGACATTAAATCAGTGAAAGAATTGATGGATTATTGTAATGTTGTATATTATGATGCTTCGGGCGAAGCAGACCACTTGTGTGCAAAATTAGTAATAGATAAAAAAGCATGGGCTTGTTTAAGCGATGATATGGATATGTTTGTATATGGATGTACTCGAGTTATACGTCATATAAGTTTATTAAATCATACTGTTATATTTTATAACATAAATAGTATTCTTAGAGAATTGAAAATGTCAATGAACGATTTCCGCGAAATCATGGTTATATCAGGTACAGACTATAATATATATGACAATACCAACTTAGATGATACTATGAAGCATTATAAAGAATATAAAGAAAATCCTCAAAATAGTAGCGGAATTACTTTTTATGAATGGCTGTATGATAATACAAAGTACATCAAAAACTACGAATCGTTAAAAAACATTTATAACATATTTGATTTATCAAATACAGACATATCTGAATTTTGTAAAAGTAATATAACGATTAATGTAAATAATAATAAATTAATTGAATTTTTAAAACCATACGGGTTTATATTTGTTTAGATTTATTTTACAAGCCCAAGATTTTCTTTAACATAAAATGGATAGGGTGCATTTACATTACCACAAAGGGATTTGAGATTTTATTTTTTATAGAAAGTTTGTCTCATTTTTCTTTCCGGTCGGTGTAATGATGGTAAGGTGTATAATAAAAATTGATTTAATTAATTTGTAGTTATTTTATATAATATATTTTATACAATATATATAATATAATAATATAAAAATCAAAATGCCACGAGTTTCGCAAAATAAAGAAACAAAGGAAAGTGTATTAAGAAATATAGCAATTTCATGGGTACTACATTCTATGAAAGAGGTGTTAGGAATGGAAGAAATACGTAATATTATTATTCGTCATTTTATTCCAAAATTAAAATATATAGATAAAATCAGAACATTTGATGCATTTCAACAATACGACAAACCACCATTCGATAATAAAAAAAAGGAAATTATAGAATACTGTAAAAAGATAATAAAATGGAAAAATCTTGGTATATTTACTGCAACCAATATTCAAATAAATGCAGATGATCATGAAACCCATTACCAATGTTTTATTGTTGATAATAAACAACAAAGGGTATATGCAATTGACCCTGCTATGGACCATACAACTGAAACCGGTTATGGAATATATGACCCAACTGTATCATATGAAGTTATAAAACCATTCTTTGAAAAAAAAGGTTATACATTCAAGTATATTCAATTAACCAATCCTGCGCAAATAAATGAAGAAGATGTATTTTGTCAATCATGGTCTTTGTATATTCTTATAAATGTATTATTACAAGATACGGATACAATCGATATTCCAAAGCAGCAAATCGATAAATATGTAATTTTATTAGATTTTTATAAAGAAATTCTTGATCTACAAGATGTATCAACAGAATTAGATTATGTATATAAACACAATATAAACACTCATACCGATTTTATTGAAAAAAATGCAAAAAAAGAAATGAAAAAATATGGTTTAACTATTACCGATTTATTAAATATAGAACCAAGTAAATTGATCAAAAGTATGACTGTATCTGAAATGGGCGATTAATCTTTTATTTGGGTTTGATATTCAAACAAATAAATCGATTTCATTAATATCGCCATTTCTTTCATTACATTTTTGATTTCATGAATATCTTTTTTTAAGTCAATAATTTCGGTTTTAATCTCATTTATCATGATATAATCGATATTTTTATCTAGTTCATACTTTTTTACTAAATTAGTAGTCCTAGTATCATCGTTAATAATAATTATTGTATCGTTATTTGATTGTTCCATTTAACTTAACGTATATTATGCTTTTATTATTATAGATATTTATAAAAAATATTTATAATTCAATTTTTAGATAAGATTCATCATATAACAACCTTGATATACTTCAATTCCTGTATGGGTAAGGTTTATTGATACATCAATCCATACATCTCCGCCCATTTTTTGCCATCTATGACAAAATAACCAATCTTCTGAATAATAATGATCATTTTCTACTCCACAATCAAATAATGCGTATGCATATTCATTTTCAGGCGGATTTAAAAATGATACATCGTCGGTGTATTTAGTAGATGGAAATGCTTGCATCATTTTTTCGAGTACGTTTCGTTGAATCATCATGAATCCAGTTGGTGCATGTTTAACTTTTGTTAAATTATTCTCAATTTCTAAATAATTATTCAGATAATTAACATTGTATTTTAATAAATTAAATTGAACTGCATGTTCATCATCAACAAAGTTTTTTAATTGAGAATTGTTTTTTTTAGTAATCCATGATTGTATTACATTAGAATTATATGGATTTAATGGGTCTTTAATTAACTTTTGCCAATCATAGTGTTTTAATGGATAAATTCCAGCTACTACCGGTTTGTTTGCAATTAATAGTTTTAATATTGAATGTGGATCCCAACCAATATCATTATCTATAAACATTACATGTGTAGTATCTTTTGAATATAATGCTTTTGCAATTAAATTGTTTCTTGCTCTAGATACTAAACTATCATTTTTACAAAATTGTACATTAACTTTAATTCCATATGTATTTCGAAGTAAATTAATTGTATCTAATAATGATGTAGTATAATCTACATAACACAAACTACCAAAACAAGGTGTTAATATAACTAAGGCTGGATTATATGTTTTAACGTAGTTTATTACATTATCTTCAAAGGTTTTAATACTATTGTTTACTTCGTCTGATTCTACATTTTCAGGGTTAGATTCAAATAACGGTTGTTCTTCAAATAATTGATATTTAACGTTTTCCGACATTCTATAACTTATAATGGTATGTAAGGTTTATATTAATTTTTATAAATTAATTTATATAAACTTTTATTTTTTTATTTTTATTTTTTTATTTTTGCCCACGAAATTGCAAATAGACGCCTAATAATGGCGTCCCATTTGAAATATTCGATGGTCTAAACTGATGCGACAGGGGCTGCCTTAAGAAAGTGGTGCTTTATGTATCTTTGTAGGTTGAAGTAAGAAAGTTCTACATCAGTATTTTCTAAGTTAAGTAGCTTAGCAAGACTAGCATCAGGGTGGATGAAACGACCATTTTTCTTATCCTTAAGATCCTTAGCACAAATATAAGCATTTAGTTCTTTACTTACGTCAGTTCTTGCCATTTCAGTACCAGTTGCCTTGCCTAGAAACTTGGCAAGTTCATCACTGATAGGGGCTGGCTTAGTGAAACCAGATGGTGGGCGATTACCTGAGGTCTTCTTCTTCTTGGAAGAAGCCTTAAGTGAGCTCTTTAATTCGCGGACAACAGTCTTAACAAGTGTCTTGTAATCAGCTCTTATTGAAGATATAAATCCAGCTGCTTGTTGAATCTTAGCTTCGAACTCAGCTAACTTAGCGACAGCGGATGTTTCATCAACAGTAACTTCAACTGCGACTTGAACATTCTCAACAACTGGTTCAGGAGCAGCAGCAGCTTCAACTGCCTTAACTTTCTTAACACGTTGTTTTGGTGCCTTCTCGGCGACTACAGGTTGTTCAACTGGAGTAGGTACAGGAGCAGGAGCAGCAGATTGCTTATCAGTTTTGGATGTTCTTACCATCTTTTATATACACTATTATAACCTTATTTTTTAAGTAGTTTAACGCATTTATATATTTATTCAATTTTTATTGCTGGATAACTCAAGTTATTCCTAAATGTATTACGTTTTTTATAAACGCGAGTTTTAATTTTACTAAAATTCTACAATTGATTCATTTCTGCAATTGATTCATATAACCAAGGCAAACTGGTTCTTGCAGGTATAGATACCAAAGTTAATGCTCTTAAAACATGAAGCGTACCTAATTTTCTATATTCTAAATCAATTCCGGTATATATAATATTTTCCATGATGGTTAATGCATGTTTTTGCATTTCTTCTCGAGAGTAATTTCTACCATTCATATAAATATGTCTTATTGCATAAACACTATCTAAACCATCGTTAAATGGATTAAAATACGGACAAATATTATTACGAACATTTATTGACATATTTGATCTATAATTCCATATTTCATATAAGTCAAATATTAATTTTAAATAATGAACTTTTTCTAAATTGCTAAACCATGTGCTTTGTGTATAATTTCCTAATAAATCAATTTCTATAAATAACTCGCTTATTCTGGTAGAAACGTTTTTACTTCTTATATTTTGAATTCTTAATAATGTGTTTTGTCTATTCGTTAATATTTGACTTTCATTTGTTAAAGAGTTCTCTACATTAAGTTTAATATTCGAATTTTTATAAAAAACTTTGGTAAATTTATCTAAATATTTAATGTTTTTGACGATATAAAAATCGATTTTATTTCGATTGTATGGATTCACTATAGTTCCCTGTTTTCTTAACATTGTAATTAAAGAATTTAATTCAAAACCATAAATAAAACCACTTGCATCCATATAACTAAAAAAATTTGAATGATGAATTTCTGATAAAGGTTCTAATGTATAAAAATCACTTTCATTCACACACAAATTTCGGTTTCTTAAAGCGGGTCCTCGAATGCGTAGTATTTTATTTGATAAATATTTCCTAAACAATGATTGTATCTTTATTGTACTATTCAGTTCTATAAAATATTCCTCTATACGTGTTATTAACTCCTGTTTTTTACCAGATATACGTAATTTATGTAGTTTTGCAATTCTCTTTAATTTATCTAATTTGTATTTTGTAATTGAATTTTTATCTTTAAAATAATCATTATACGATATCAGTTTTTCTTCAGTTTTACTTATCTCGTTATTTTTTTCATCATTTTTAGTTATGTAATCATTGTTTAACATTTTTGAAAAAACTTGCATTTTATATATAATATTATAATTTATAATGTATTTATATATATTTATCAAGATAACTGCATAACACTTACCTTTATTTTCATATAATTGATTCCATTTGTAATATAACATGTATATTATATTACTATAATATAAAGTTATATGCATTTGTCTTGAGAAAAAAAATATAAAACAAAATAACACCATTTTCAGTGTTAGTTTAAATAATTAATGTAAAAAATTGATTTAAAGATTTTAGTATATCTACATTACACAAACAGAATCGTATTATTATACAATGTCATCTTTCGCTCAAACTAAACCAGTTGTTCTTTCAGTTGCAGAATGGAATCCATCTGCTAATAAGTATATGGTACCAAAGATTAATGATAGAGGTGGAAAATCAATTAATTTAATTAGTAAGCAAACTAATAGATCTCTTCATATTTCAACTCCACTTTTAATGACTTGGGGTATTTCAGACTATATTGATGAAAAAGGTGAATCAGACGGAAAGTACAGTATTTCACTTACATTTCCAAATTCAGAATATGAAAATCCAGCTACAAAAGAATTTTTACAAAAATTAAAAGATTTTGAAAATCAAATATTAGACGATGCAGTAAAGAACTCTGAATTATGGTGGGGTGAAGAAATGTCTCGTGAGTTATGCAAACACACATTCTTTCCATTCTTAAAATATAGTAAAAATAAAGATACAAAAAAAATTGATACAAGCAAACCACCATCTATTCGTGCAAAAGTACCATATTATAATGAAAAATGGGCCGTTGAGTTATATGATACTCAATCCAATCTAATCTTCCCTTGTGATGACCCAACCAGAATTCCTCCAGATTTTGTACCAAAGATGAGTAATATCGCTTGTGTATTACAATGTGGCGGCATTTGGATTGGTGGCAAAGGTTGGGGTTTAACATGGAAGATGGTCCAAGGTGTTGTTAAGCCAAGAGAAATTGTAAGTGTTTATGGTAAATGCCATATTCAATTATCAAACGAAGACATTAATGTATTAGAAAAGCAAGTTATTCCTAAGTCAGAAGATGATGAAGTAGTCGAAGAAGATACAACTGAACAACAAACTGTTGTAGAAGACAGTGATGATGATGAAGAAGAAGCTGAACCAGTTGTTGAAAAGGTACCTGAACCAGTTGTAGCTGCACCAGCACCAGCACCAGCACCAGTTAAGAAAGTCGTAAAAAAGGCAGCACCAGTTGTTGAAGTTCCTGTTGAAAAGGTAGAAGAAGCACCAAAGAAGAAGATTATTAAGAAAAAGGTATAAAATATCACAAGCTAATAAAAAAATAAAAACTAAAAACCAAAAATCAATAAAAATATACTAACATAAGTTAGTATATTTTTTTATGATGTATATCACGTATATGGCGCGCTACTATATATGCAAACTAATTTGTAAAATAATATCAGCTTTTTGGATTACGTCAAATATATCATCCAGTTGCTTGGGTATGCCCATTCTTCTCAATAATATAGTTTGATGTTTTTTTATATTTAAATTCTCTATATACACTACAAATTGAATTCCTCCGATTTCTATCTCTATTTTTTCTTTATCCCATATATCCGATATTTTATATGATAAATCTACATATATGTTGTTGTTTTTATCAATACTTATATTATCTGGTAATATTGGAATGCATTTAACGTATAAATCTGATCCAGAATTATCATATATTAATTCTTGATGCCATAGTGGTATTAAATACAACTTATTTTCAATTTGCATTTTATATAACGAATGATTGAATAAATCTTCTAACATCGGATTCAAAATAATACATTCATCTTTTTCCATTTTTTTCTTAACTATATCGTTTATCTGGTTTAAAAATTGTTCGGAAATATAAAAAATTTCGCGATTTTTTAACAAGAGTTCGTAAATTGTTAATAATAGCTTTTTATCTATTTTTTCTAAAAATACAACCGCTTTGTTTTCACACATCTGTGTAATTTTTGTAATAATCGTATTAAAAATACGGTACTGAAAATCATTTTGCAATCCTCCTTCTGATAAGCTTTTTAAAAATTCAGCTAATAAATCCTTGTATGATTTGATATCATTAAATGACTTATGATCATTTTTTTCGTTTAATAGAAAATCATACGCTTCGTGTATTTTTTGAAATTTTGCAGAAGCATCTGGCGATTTATTTTTATCAGGATGGTACAATAAAGCTTTCATTCTATATTTTTTTTTTATGATATCTTCTGTAATTTGTATAGTTGTTTCATCTATTTCTAATAATTCACACGCATCTTTATGATTCATAATTATGTACCTTAGTTATAAAATAAAACATAATACTTTCTAAATGATAAATTGGTCTATAATTATTATTATAATATTTTAAAAATGTATATGTTTTTTCTAATAGTTCAGATGTATTTTTTTGGGATAAATTTTTATTTTGTATAAAATGGTATAAAATATACCATATACATTCTGCTACGTCTAAATTGTAAATTAATATATCATAAATACTATCACGAAACGATGTGAATGACAAATTTTTATGATTTGTAATTTTTTGTATTAGATTATCACATATAATATTAAAAACGTCTTTGGGTAAATCCTGTCCGGGTTTTATTATATTAAACGATTTTAATTCTTTCCCATTTAGTATTCCCGACGTATCAATTCTTTCCATCGTTTTTTTTGTGTTATTTTTGAAAAATAGACTATTTGTATTTGATACGTTTGTTATGCGTGAAATGAATTTATTATTTAATGGTTGTTCATAATCATTGTCTGTAATCGCATGAGATATTTGCATAGATTGTTTTGAATTCATCGCAATCATTTCATATTGTTCTTTTGTGGGACGTTTAATATTCAATACTTTACATGATTTTATTATGTTGTTTGGTATAAAACTTACGTGTTCTGTAATAATTAAAAAATGTATTTGTATAGGAGAATATGTATGGGAATATTGTTGTAAATAACTATAAAATATTTCTAATAATTCGGAATGTATGATATGAAAATTTTTACAAACAATAAATCCGATCTTTTCGTGTTTCACTGAAACTATTTCCACTATTTGTAAAAAAATCTCATGCCATAATATTTTGGAATTGCAGCCTAACATAGACATATCTATTTCATAATGAATATCACTAATGTGATACGTATAGATTTGTTTTTCGGTCTGTATTGTAATTTTTTTATCATATTTTAAATCGGTTGAACTATACTTTTTTAAAAGAGCGAGTGTTTGAGTATATTTACCAACTCCGGGTGGTCCATATATTATCATATTTCCCATTTGAGATATTGTTTTTGGAATGTTCTCATTCACAGTAATTAATTCTGGGTGTAGATTATATGATTTATATGATTCTAAGTATTCTTCATAATGTGATTCATAAAATTTCATGATATTATGTAATTGTTATACTGTATTACATAATAACGAGTTATATTTAGATTTATTTCTAACGCAAATAATTTATCCGTCTGCAAATAATTGGTTGGTTCTCATTTGAAATAATTCGCTTGAATATGATAACATTACCCAAGAAATTATAAATATTATAATATACAATGCAAATAGGTATGGTTGAAGAGTTTTATTATCTATTGTTATATCTATTCCTCTATTTAAAACATTTTTAAATACAGTGGATACTTTAAGATTATTTACCCCAATTACACCAAGTATAAATAGAATAAGAAATACAAAATTGGATATAAATAATCCTTTATAATCATCTAACAATTTTCTTGGCTTACGTTCAAACGGAATATCTCCGAATGTAGTATTTTTTTTATTTTTTTTGATATAAGATACGGTTAATACAATTAATAATAATGATATAATTGATAATGATATTGGCAAAACTGCGAATATCCATAACGGTAGTGGATTTTTACTAATATATGTTACAAAATCGAAAAAACTACCACTAAAAAATAAAAAAAAATCAAATTTAACTAATCCTTTATCTTTATCCAAATTGTATAAATCGCTGATTGTTTTGAATCCTGCAAAAAAAGTTAAAATAAATAAAAAAATGATTATTAGTCCTTCTGTTTTCTTATCAAATAAATAAACAAAAAAGGTTATATACAATATAATAAAAACTATTTCTAAAATATATGGAACACCACAATCCATTTTATTTATATATTATGTTATTTTATTTATTCTAATTTTTATTTTTTACTAATTGAGCGCATTGTTTGCGTTTTTCCTGGCGTAGAATATGCGAAATTATTCATATCAGTATTTGCAGTATTACTACTATTGGATGATGATATATAGTTATCAATGTCATCTTCATCTTTATTTTCATCTTCTTCAATTTGTTCCATACTAGAGAATTCAATTGGTTTTGAAAGGTCGATGGTTTCATTTAATTCATCATCATTCCAATCCGAATTTATATTAGGAAATGCGTCTAAATTAACTGAACGCCTAAATAGATTTTGTTTAATTGGAGCATTCGTATGTAATGGTACAGTATCGTTATCATAACCAGGGGTATAAGCATATTGACTACCTTGAGATACTTGACGCGCACCACAATACATTTGCGAATCTTGACTTCCAAGTGTTTTATATGCTACAACGATATCTTCACATAGCATTGTCATAAAACAATCATTCAATAATTTATTTTCTCGCATATATTTCCTCATATTTTTGAAAAATTTGGATAATAATTTTAATATTTTTCTGGCTTCAATTGAATATCTTTCTCTTTTATAATCTTTGCATATTGATAATAATTCCAATGTTTTTTGACGATACATGTATTTTGATAAATTTGTATAATAAGTTTCATTTGTATGATAATCTTCTAAATCAGGTACCGCTTCAACAATACATAATAACTGGGTTCCATGTATATTATTTGAACCGCTTACAACAGCATTTATTTCAACCTCTGCGTAATATGGTTCTTTTGTTCGAATGTGATAACTCTTACAAGCTTCGCTATCAACTATATCTTCTTTTAATGTATCTACCCAAGTATTTGTTTTCCAATCGTAAAATTCGCCGTCTTCTATTGATAATTCAACATCTTCAATTGCTGGACGAAGTATTCTTTGTAAGATCTCTCCATATACTAACCCCGATTTTTCGCCATTATCAATAAAACGATATTCTGATTTTTGTTTTGAAGCAAAATCTTGCAACATTTTATAATTATGTTCTGTTCCAATACCAATCATTACGTTTGCATAATCATAGCAAATAAACTCCATTAATAATGCATTAATTGTAATTCCAACAGTAGGATAACCATCTGTTAAGAATATATGATAAGGTTTAATTAATGGGTTTTCTTCTATCTTTTTTGAGATTACATCCTTTGCGTTTTCTAATGCAGCTCCAATATTGGTACTACCAGTAGATTTAATACCATTAACAATATCAATTAATGACATGTAATTGTTTTTATCTACCTTAACATATTCAATGCATGTATCTACATGATCATCAAATATATCAATTTGAATATATACATTCGCATTATCTAATGTAGCAATATATTCGATTATATTTACTAATGTTTTCTTAACATGATGCATTTTTGTATTATTATCTTTACAAAATTCATCCATTGAACCGGAACGGTCAACAGAGAATTCTAAAAATATTTGGTTTTGGGAAACTTCAGTTTCTTTCATTTCAAGTTTTAAAACACCAAAATAGTAGTTTTCGTCCGCGTTTTTATCATTTTGATTAATTTTAAATAGTTCATTAAAATCATTGTAATTAATTACTGGATCTGTATGAATTTCAAGCATGCATTTTTTGATATTAGTATTTTCGTTAATTGAAGCCATTGTTAAAGTTAAAGTTAAAGTTAAAGTTAAAGTTTCAAGCAATACGTAATCTTATTTAAGTTATATTATTAATTTGCTATATAAAAAAATATAATAAAATGATTTCAATTTTTTACAACTTAAATGTATTTATATAATATATTTTATTGTACAAATAAATGTTTTCAAATATACAATATTCAGGAAAACACCTCATTATTGATATTAAAAATATAAAAAATCAAGATATAATTAATGATATCGATAAATTAAAAAAAATAATGGATTCTATTTGCGAAAAGTATGATTTCAATGTATTACAAAAAATAGAACACCAATTTGAACCACAAGGTATTAGTATTATATATTTGCTATCAGAATCTCACATAACAATACATACCTTTCCAGAAAAAAAATACATAGCATTTGATTTATATACTTGTAGAGAATATCCAAATAATGACGTATATAACGAAATACATAATTATATTGTTGAAGAATTTCAATGTGATTTGGAGAACCCACAAATCATTGATCGCGAGTTCTAGGTATATGGTTTTATAAAGTTTGATAGAAAATTGAATTTTCCGTTTTAGTGGAAAAAAATACAAAAATAAATAAAACACATAATATATTATATATTATATTATATATTATATTGTATATGAGCTACGACGACGTTTTAGATGAAATGGAACTACTTGATTGTGCAATTTATATTACACAAGAATGCGTAAAAAAACGCCATTTTACAGGGATTACTGGTAATCGGGGGATAAATTATAGTGTTTGTTGTGCTTACACTGCTCCTGCCGTTGCAATTAGTATAATGTGGTTGGAACAACACAACATCCGTAATATAGATGAATTTAACACTATGTTGAGTAAAAATGAAATTTTAAGCCCACGTGGTAATAATCCTTTGACTGGACAAACAATGTGCCAAGGAATTAACGAATCAATGGCTCCTATTTGGAGTCATCATTCTCACAAAAATACAGGAATAAATATATGGTTAAGCAAAGACCAAGACTATTTCAATTATTTTGACGTCCAATTTGCCCAAGGAGATAAAGTTATTCTTGATCCTGGTATAAATCATATATCATTTACTGATGAACAAATTAATTCAATACATCATTCATTAATTTATGTTTCAAAAGTTCGTGATGATTGCTATATCATTGATTCATGGTGCAGTGACGATTTTTGTCGAAAGTTAACAAGGAGAATTCATAAGACTCAAGATGTGATAGACGCACTCTCCGCGATAAATGCAAACGGTAAACAGGACGGGTTTACATATGATCAAAAACAAATAGCCAACACTATTACAGGCGATTTAATGATTAAATATTTTCAAGATCCAGTTGTCGGTGGCAGTTGCAGAAAACCATTGCAAATATTCAAATTAAATAATACTGCTATAAAAAGATTTATGGAAGTAAATTACCCACATGGAGTCCATGGAGAGTTCAAATATGGAGGAAAAAAAATAAAACGCACGAATAAATCAAATAAACCAAAAAAATCAAAAAAATCAAAAACAAAAAAATCAAAAACAAAAAAATCCCAGTTGTAATATTGTATCTTGATTATATTTCTATATTATATTTTTCTTTTAACCAATCTATTATTACCTCTGGTTCGCATGTTAAGAATCCTTCTTTAAATTTTTTTATATTTAAAAATTGAGGTTTAGCCATATTCGCAGTTTTATAAAAAGCATATGCTCCAAATTTTCCATTGCGAATACTTAAATTATCATTGAGAACTCGTACTATTTTTATATTCGGTGGTTTTCGTAAACCATTTCCATTTATAAAGTCAATTGCTTCATCTAATGTAATATCCATCAAATCACCATCCCAGTCTTTTAAACTTTTTTTTGTTTCTCCCCATTCTAAGTAATTACCATAACGTCCTATACGAATCATTATTTCATTTTCTTGATATTTACCAAGAGAACGTTGTGTTGAATCGAGTAAATCATCTAAGTTATAATTACCGTTTTTCAAACGTTCAAAATCGATATTAACCTCTTTTTTTATTGGCTTGTATTCGATTTCACCATTTTCATTTTTCGTTCTTATTGTAGCACCAAATTTTGCAAAAACTACCTCATGTTCCTCATCTAATTTATACGATTCTTTTGATAATTTTGAAATAGGTTTTATAAGGGTCTTTATTGTAGTATTACATTCGCTACATATCATATTCCATTCTTCGTTGCCATTGGATATGATATCCAATTTGTCTTCCATTTGTTTTGTATATCCATACGAGAAGATTGTATCAAAGTGTTTTGTAAGAAATTCGATTATAATTATACCAATTGGTTGTATTACCAGTTTATTCTTTTCATTTCCTACTATTTTTTCATTTTTCGCTTCTTCTATTTTTTTACCAATCAATTTATATTCTAAACAGGAGAACTTTTCACCTTCAATATTCGTTTTTTTAACATACCCGCGTTCTTGTATTGTATCCACTAACATCGAAAATGTGGAAGGTCTTCCTATACCCATGTTCTCCAATTCTTTGATTAAACTCGATTCTGTATAATGCGAATGTTTGTTATAAAATGATACGATACTTTCGATTGAATTATATACGATGGGGGATTTTGATTTGAGAACTGTTTCAAAAAATAATAATAAGCCTTTTCCTGTATTTTGTTCGTTTATTGGATTTGCTGAACCAATGTTTTTCTTCCATCCTAGAAATAACGGTATTTCAACTTTGTTTATATACATAGCATCATCGGGTGCAGTTATATTAACGCTAACTATATTATTAATTGCATCTGACATACAACTATTCACTGTATTTGACCAAATTAATTTATAAAGCGATATTATTCTTTTATCATTGTATGCTACGTTGGATTGTTCTATATGGGTAGCACGTATTGCCTCGTGGGGATTACCTTCCGAGTTCTCCAATTTACTTAATGTACCAATATATTTTTCACCAAATTTATTTTGTATGTATTTCTTTGCTTCTACTATAAAATCTTTTGAATATTTGGTACTTTCTGTTCTCATGTATGTTATATGCCCGTCTTGATATAATATTTGACAATAACTCATTGTATCTTTTGGAGATAAATGTAATAGATTACTTGCTGTTTGAAGTAGATTGGATGTATTGAATGGATTTGGAGAATGGTTTATTGTTTCTTTTGGAGAACCTATCGCGATTTCATAATTAAAATCAACCGATTTTTGCATAAATTGGAGAACATCCTCTTTTTTTGTAAAATCTTTGTTTAATTGAAATTCAATGTTTTTTGAAAAGAAATTTCCACTTATTTTATATTTATATTCGACTCCTTTCCCATGTTTGCGTTCAATTTCATTGTCGTATACTAATCTTAATGCTGGTGTTTGACATCTACCTGCAGATAAACTGTTCTCCTTATCACTATATAAATATTTCCACAAAATAGGTGATATTTTGAATCCAACCAACATATCTAATACTTGGCGCGCATGTTGTGCTTTAACCAGATTCATATCAATCGTTTTTGGAGTTTTAATCGCATTTTGTATAGCTGTTTTTGTAATTTCATGAAATATAATTCTTTGGGTCGTATCTACCGGTAATTCGAATACATCGCATATATGCCACGCGATTGCCTCACCTTCTCGATCATCGTCTGTAGCTAATATAATTTGTGATTTGGAGAACTGACTAATAATGGATTGCATTGTAAGAACGTGTCCTCTTTTTTCGGCTAGAATGGAGAACTTAACTGAATAATCTTTTTTGGTATCAATTGATTTTAAACCCTCTATATTTCGAATATGACCTTTTGATGCAATGCATTTGTAATCGGGACCTAAATAACTTTCTATTTTAGCACATTTTGACGGAGATTCTACGATAACTAACCATTGTGCATTTTCTTTATTGAATTCTGTTTTCGTTTTCTTTGAAAATGTTTTTTTGCATTTTGGTGGCATGGAGAGGATAATAATATATAAAGGGAATTGTCTATATATTATATTTTTTACTTATTTCTTGGATTTGCGTGCTTTCTTGGATTTGCGTGCTTTCTTGGATTTGCGTGCTTTCTTGGATTTGCTACGTTTGCCGCCATTTTTTGGCGGAACATCTAAATTAGTTTGTGTAGAATCTTTCATACTTAATAAACGGTTAGCTGCGTCTTTGGTTTCACGGGTTTCAGTATCAGATACATTTGTATTGATTACTTCTTTTAATTTTGTTGTGTCCAATGTACCTGCATCTTTTTCTCTTGTTTCTTGGTCTTTACGCAAAGTTGCTTGTTGTTTATCAACATATTTTTCCCATGCATCGTGTCCGGTATATCCTACTGCCATTTTGTCGGTTATATAATATACTAACATTTTTTCTAAATACAATCATTCTCTACCATTTTTTTCACTAAATCATCAAATTTGATTTCAGGAATCAACCCTAAAATACCCGTATATGTATCGTATCCAATTTCATTAACACCTTCGCCTTTCCATCCTAAATGAATACATTTCAACTCAAACGCCTTTTCTATGAATTTTGAACCATCTTGTCCAGTTATTCCTGTAATAAATGCGACTTTTGACATATAATTTCGTATATTACATAATGTGTGTTCTGTTTAAGTTAATAAAAAACAACATAAATATATTTTACGATATAGTAATGTATATACTCCTCTACAGAACCAAATGCGCAAATATCGTGTTTGTATTCACGACAGAAAATATACATCATGGAATTTTGTAGACATGGAATCAACTATAGAGAACAATCAATTAAATGATAGTAATCCATTCGATATGCGATTATTTACGGATGATATTATTCTATCCAACGGTGAATTGATAGAGTCGCGTATTCGAACATTTACCACAATACCAGGAGTATTGTTATTAGAGAATAACAAAACCTATGGAAGGAGTGATAACAAAAAACGGTTGTTGTATAAATGTGTTCCAAATGATTCAAAATTGCCTGTTTTTTTAATTCCGTATGATATTAAACTAGGATTTTCAAAAGACATTAAAAATAAATACGTGGTTTTTAAATTCGAACATTGGAATCAAAAACACCCACACGGCATTTTATTGGAGGTTTTGGGTGATGTTAATGAATTGAATGCATATTATGAATACCAATTGTATTGTAAAAACATACATGATAGCATATCCGATTTTAATAAAAAAACGAGACAATTGTTCGCGAATAAAGATACAAACGAGATTATAGAAAAAATACGCAATAACCCGAATTTTAGTATTGTAGATAGAACCGAAGATTATGTTTTTAGTATTGATCCAGAGGGATGCTTAGACATGGACGACGCATTCAGTATCAAACAAAACGATCACGGTAATTGGGTTATAAGTATATATATTGCAAATGTGTTCTTTTGGTTAGAGACGTTTGATTTATGGGAATATATAACAACCCGCGTATCTACGATTTATTTACCCGATAGAAATCGTACAATGTTGCCTTCTATATTATCTGATAATTTATGCAGTCTATTTGAAAAACAATTGCGATTTGCATTTTGTATGGATATTGAAATTGATAACAGCGGAAACATCATTACCGATATGAAAACAATTAAAATTACAAATACGATTATCAAAGTATCCAAAAACTATTACTATGAAGAACCTGCGTTATTGAAGAATAAACATTATAAGAGTTTATTCGATATAATTAAGAAACAGGATTCGAAAATAAAAGACAGCCATGACTTAGTTGAATATTTAATGATTTATATGAATACAAAATGTGGAAAAATAATGGCACGCGAAAAAGTCGGCATTTTTCGTTCTGTAGCCATTAAACGCGGGGATGTCGAAATGTTAAACGACAACCATCTTCTTGATATTGTTAAGTATTGGAATAATGTATCAGGCGAATATGTATTATATTCGGAACAAGCGTATTTAAAACATGATTTGATGGGTATTGATACATATTCACATATTAGTAGTCCTATACGTAGATTGGTGGATTTATTAAATCAATCTATTTTTTGTATTCACTTTGGTTTGGTTTATAATATAACTTCAAATGCAAATCAGTTTTTAGATTATTGGTTGAACCATATAGAATTGATTAATAAACGAATGCGATTAATAAAAAAAGTGCAAAACAATTGCGAAATAATGCGTTTATGTAATGAGAATCAAGATGTCATGGAAAATTTACACGAAGGTATTATATTAGATAAAATACAAATAGATGGATATTTTAAATATACAGTATATCTGTCGGATATAAAAATACAATCGAATGTTAAATTATCGGTTGAGTTTGATTTATACACAGTTCATTCATTTAAATTATTCTATTTTGGAGATGAATATGATTTGAAACAAAAAATTAAATTGCAAATCGTATTGTAATGTAATGTAATGTGCTTATTTAATGCAATTTATTTCTGTGTAATAATATATGTTGTTCGAGAACCCAAATTTTTTAAAAATACATTCTGTTTTTCTTCAGAATGTATCTGGATATCTCCAAAATTGGATTCTTTTATAATTTCATATATATGAGTACTTACTTGTATAGTATCCGGTTCGGTACTTGTTTGTAATCTATTTGCTACATTAACAGTATTACCGATTACACATAAACGTGGTATTTCGATTCCTAATATACCAACTACTACTTTTCCAAGATTGATACCTATTCTCAATTGTAGAGGTTTATTATCAGGTGTTTGTATATTTTTTATTTCTCTTAATATATCAAACGCGAATAATACCATATTTTTGACATTATTTTTTTGATCGTTAGTATATATATCACTTACAACCATGTATGCGTCGCCAATTGTCTCTATTTTTTGTAAATTTGAATAACGATTCACAATATCATCAAATCGAGTGTATATATCATTCAATAATTTGTATATTATATCGGCATCGTATTTTTTCGCCAATTCAGTATAAGATACTATGTCTGTGAATAATATACAAATAAAATCATACGGTTTATATTCTTTAGTTTGTGTTAAATATCTATCTTCTAATTCCAATGGTAATATTTTTTTCAATAGTTCCAATTTTAATATTGTTTTATCTACTGGAATAAAAGATGTTAAACGGTTATCAATAATATTCATTACCATTTTACATTTTGGTGTAATATGATTTGTGTTTTCGAATTGTTTTATGTTTTTTTTTAAAATTGTTAAAAGATTAATACTTTGTAAATCAACGTTAGATTTAATATGGTAGGTTTGTTCTTCATAATCATTAATAATTAATGTTGTAGTTAATTTTGCAATAAAATCACTGAACAAATAACATAGTTGAATGTTATCTGTATCGAATATATTAGTTAATTCGATAATATTAATACACGTAAATAAACACCAAATAAAAACTATGAATTTTGTATATCGTTGGTATTTGAAATCAAATAATTTATAAATAAAATAACTTTCGGACAATGATAATGATAATATGATATATATATTATAGTTTGTTTTTCGAAATGGATATAATACAATATGAATTATATTGCTTGCAATATGATATTGAACATTAACATCAACCAACATTAAATTATTCATATCACAATATAATTTTAAAATCAATGGTGTAGTAAATAGCCACATAATTGTTCTTCTGAATTCATACTGGTATATACCGATTGTGTTATGATCAAGCAAATTATCCATAACATATTTCATATAAATAAAAGAAAGTGAATATAAAGTATAGTTTTTCATTTTTGATAGAATAATTAAATTTGCGATGAATCCGCAAAAAACGCATAATATAAAGACGTTTGCAGTTTTTATCATTGGATAAAATACAATTGGGTCTTCTTGAAATATTTCAAAATTGTTATATATGCATGGTTTCAAAATGTTATTCAATTGATAATAAAATAATGTGAATAAACATAATTTGAATATTTCATGCATTTACTTTATATATATATAATATAGTAAATTTATATTATATTATATATTATAAATTGTTAATTGATAAGTTGCTTTGTATATAATATATATAAATTGGTTAATACAATACATAAAGTACCTATTATTTTTTGTATAGTAATTTTGTCATTATTTAAAAATACACCATATACATAAGACATAACAATACCGAAATATGACAATACTGCATATATATACGTATCTAATCTTGTAATTGCATAAAATCGTAAATAATACCCAAATAAACCAATAAATGCATTCACTGCTAATGATAATGATACACCTCCATATAATTCCATATTAATTATATTTTTCCATAAATAAGGCGTTAAACCGAAAGCACCAACGAAATATGATAAAAATAAATGATTCCAGTTATTCAGTGTTTTTATATTTTTAACTAAGTAAAATATAATGGCTTCTGTTAATGCTGCCATTATTGCCATAAAAATACCTTCGTTCCAAAAGTTCTCCTTCATTTGTGTGTTTTTCTTTATTACGTCTTTTTTTTCATCAGAATCGTTTTTATATGGTTCTCTTGTGGCATCTTTTGAATTATTAAATTCATTCGCAATTAGATAAACACCAAATAATGGAATCAATAGAATAGGAGACAATGAAGCGCCTGATAGCAATAGTATTATAATTGGATATATATAGAATATAGTAGTAGCTACACCACTATCTAATAATTGAAAACTACGATAAGATGTATATACATGTGCCAACGTTGTAGCAGATAATAGTATTCCATAACTAGATAGAATTGACTTATAAATGAATTCCCAATCAACAAACACCGATGAAATAATTACATATGCAAAAAATCTGCTCCATACTTGTAGGATTAAATTGACGTTTATTTTTTTAACAAATATAGAATAAAAACTTAATAATGATTCTCCAAGTAATTTACTAATAATTTCCGAATACATATTATTTATATATAGTTATAAATTATTGTAAATCCACCATTACACCTTTTCTCATTGAAACTGCCCACACACATTTACACTATTTCATATTTTCAATTAGAAATACTGTAAAAAAATTGAAACAATTTTACTATATTATACTATTATTATATACAACACATTTATCTGTAAAATGTATGCCGTTGTTAGATATAACGATTATCGTAAAGAACAAGATTTTGAAATCATTGCAACTACTACTACCGATGTAGAATATGCTAAAAAAATAGCATTTAATAAAATCAAAGAAAACATACAAAACATGCCTGAATGTAAAAATGACGATGAACTTTATAAAATAGAAACCGATATTGAAACAGAATATTTCCAAC